ATAATTAAGTGCTATTAAGAAAAATGGAAAACCAAGAACAAAACCAAGAAGTAAAAAATAAACCAAGACATAAAGGTAAAATTTTTGAAAAAAGAGTAGCGGATAAATTAAGAGTTAGTGGCTGGCTTGTTGAAAGAAAACCGCATTTAAAATTTTTAGCTTCAGACTTTTTTAATCTTTTTGACTTAATTGCTTATCACCCGCAATATAAACATTTATTATTTATCCAAGCAAAAAAAAATAAATCATCTTTTACTTCCGAAGTTAAAGATAATTTAAATAAATTTAAAGTAGAAAAAATTGGAATATGGCTCGCGTATGAAGCAGAGTATAAACTTAAGAATGACAGCAGGAACGTCAAGCAGATTGTTTTTTCAATTTTAGATAATCAAAATATTATTGATATTGATTATTTATAATTTCTCTTTCTATTGGCTTTACTACTTCAAAAGTATTATATAAATCAAAAAATTTATTTTCTTTTAATTCTTTTAAATCTAAATAATAATTATTCTTTAAGACATTATTTTGAAAATCAAAAATATAGACCCTAATTTTATTATTTCTTTTTAAGCAATAAAATAAAAAAGTTGTGATATTTCTTAATCTAACATCTACTTGTTTTATATTTTGAGTAGTAAAAATTAAAAAATTATTTCTTTTCCTTAATTGTAAAAAAAAATTTATAATATCAGTATTTTTCCACCATATACGGCTGTTTATATCACTATGTATTTCATCATAAACTATAATGGAGTTATTAATATTTAATAATTCCTCTACTGTATTAAATCTTTCAGCATCATAGATATAAAAATTAGAGTAAATTTTTAATTTATTATTAGATATTTTTTTTAAATATTGCGACCATAAAACAGCATTTAAAGTTTTGCCAGCTCCTAACTCACCGATAAACCCCAAAATCATTTCTGTGCGATGTTTATATTTGCTCTTACTTTAGACCTTATTAAATCAATTAAAGAGTAGTATCTTAATGCTTCAAGTAAAACTTTATAAACTTTATTATAAGCTTTAAATTCAAGATATTTATTTACAAAATTGGTTAATTCATCATCTTTAAAACTTAACAGATAAAGTAAAATTTTTATTTGTTCACCCGATAAGCTTAAACTTTTTCTTTCAAGTATTTCAAAAACATTCTCGGCTTCACTTCCCTTAAACAAAGTAAATAATTTTTCTTGAAGCTGGACTGCTTGCTCTATTTCATTTATATTTTCACCATTCATTATTTAACTTTAAAAATTAAGATAATTAACATTAAAATTTGAAGACCAATCAAAATTAAATTAGTTAAATTAAATTGTGGCTCATCATCTATAAATAATTTATTAAAAATAATATTCTTTCTTAATCTTTCTATATCTAAATCTAAATTTAATTTTTTAATATCATCAATAGTTAATTTTTGAACTTCATTTAAAACCTCTTGAGTTTTATTTTCTAAATCTATTTGATTATTCTCTATTTTCTTTTTTGCCATTATTTAAATGGTATTATTAAGCGACCAAATTTAACAATAAATTCAATCATAGTAAAAACTAAAAGACCATAGAAAAGATATTTTAAAAAACCTAAAGCATCAGTAAAACCATTGATATAACCAATAAAAGTATTAAGATAATTTATAACTGAAGTTTTAAGATTATTTAATTTGTCATTATCTATAGTTATGAAAGATTGAAAACTTTGGAAGGTATTATCAATAAATTCGGCTGATTTTTGGAAAATAGGACTTGGAGTTGCTGAAGTTAAACCAAAAGAACCAATGATATCATTATACCAATCTTGATAAGTATAAGTTACAGGAGTTAAACCACCTAAAAGATAATTTGTTCCATAATTATAAATTGTTATATTTTGATTATCTAATGTTAATTCATTTAAATAAAGATAAAGAGTTAAATCAGTTTTATTTTGACTTCTTAAATTTTGAAGTATTGTTTTTAAATCTAAACCATAATTAGTTAAATTTAAATCAATCAAAGAACCATCAGGAGGATTAGCTAAATTTAAAGGTATCCACCCGCTATTATAAACAATTTGACCCGTGTGATTATCTTGATATTTGATTAAAAATTGAGTGCTTGTAGCGATATTATCAGGACGGAAAAGATAAAATTTTATATGATTATCAAAATTATCAGGATTAAAAAAACCTAAAGGACTTACTAATTGTAAAGATAAATTTGAGATTAAAATCCATTCAAAATATCTATTAGAAGTATTATTTAAAAAATTATAAACTAGTTGTCTGGCTACATGATTATAATTTGTTATACCTTCGGCTATAACCAAAATATTTTCTTTGGGATAATTTGAAGTTGATAACTGGCTACCATCTACATTTAAAAAAGGATCAAAATTTTTTAAATCTACTACTAAATTATTTTCTTGGCTATGATATACAGGATAAATATAATCCCAATAATCAAAGGTAAAATTAACATCAAAAGAAGCAATTAAATCATTAGGATATTCACTATAATATGTTAACCCAGGTTCACCAGCGGAACTAACAAAAGAAGTAGAAGTTGAAGTTTTAAAAAAATAAATTTTATTTACTTGAGTAATATATTCCCCAGTTGAGGCACGTTGCTCGGTATTAGGATATAATTTTATCAAAGGATTATTATTATCATATTGAAACTGAAAGGCTTTGATAGTTGTTTTATCAAAATAATGATCTGCGCCTATTTTTTCTACACTATCAAAAATAATATAAGAACTATTTATTTGTGAAAGAGGAGTTAAATATTGAGGACATTTATTATATGGAGGCTGATAAGCGTAATTATGATAAAAATAGAAAAAATTTTTAATATAAACTTCATAACAAGAAACAGATATTTTATTCTGATAAGGAATATATTCTTTTTCACCAGTATAAGCACTTTGACCAAAGGCAAAATTAACACCTAAAACTAAAACTAAAAAAATTATGAAAAAATTTTTTTTAATTTTACCCATAACAAAACTATTATTAAAAGACCTAATAATAAGCTAAAACTGCCAAAAGTAGTATCTAATAAATTAAAGTATTGATTAAAATTAAAATTTAAAGATTGAGTATTAGAAAAATTAAGACCCATTATAACATCTTTTAAAAAATTAAAAGGAGTTAAAGCAAGATTAACTAAACTAACTAAACTTGAACCTAATTTTTGAAAAAAATAAACTATAATTAAAAAAAAATCTACTATAATATGATAAATTAAACTTAAAAAATCCATTTATAAATTTTTAAAAATTAATATAATTGATATAAAAATCAAAATAAAAATAACTACATTATAAAGATTAAAAACATCTAATATATTCTTTGTAAAGTTTATTGTATCAGTGGCAGACATTTTTTTAAAATAAATTGATTAACGATAAACATTGTAAAATTTAAAATTATAACTATAAAAAACATTAAAAGGAAAAAATCATCTTTCATATTCTTTTCAATTTATTTATACGAAAAAATAATTTGTCTAAATAATTAGCATAAGCTTCGCTCCATATTCTTTTTGATATCGGATTATCAGCATTTAAAAATTGTTTTCTGAAGTATTGTAAAATTTCTAAATTAATTTGATCTTGTTTTCTTTTTAACATTTTTTAAAGTTATTTTTGCTACACTATAACCTGTTAAACCATATCTTAAAGTAAATCCGTATAATTCTCTAATATCAGAAAATCTTAAATGAAAAGGCTTTGGCATTTTTACCTTAATAAACTAACTACAAAAGCTAAAAGCAAAAGAACTACACCAAAACCAACGATTAAATTCACAAAAGGCAAAAAACCTTGAAAAATTGAACTGGCTAATGCTAATGTTGAACTTGAAAAATCAGAAGGAAAAAAATTCATTGTTTAAATTATAAAAATCTGTCAATAATAAAAGCTAAAACAAGAAAAGCTAAACCTAAACCTACAGCGAAAACAATCAATCCGCTAAAAGAACCAAAAATAGAACTGGCTAAAGCTAGAACATCATTAGTAGTGCTTGCTGACCAAAAATTAGGCATAATTTAAATTAAATTAATTAAGACCTGATAAAAATATCAGGCAGGAGGAAAAATTTATCTATATCTTCGGCGACCAACGACTAAATTCTTGGCATATTTACCAAGGATTAAAGCTACAGGAAAGGCTACACCTAAAACAATTAAAGGTGCGATGCTGGTAAAAGTATTTCCAGCAATACCCCAGACATTAGCAAGAAAATCAGAAGGCAAGGTAATTAAGCTGGAAGTTGGTATATTCATTATAGAATGTTAATTAATAACGACCTATTGATAATTTTCCACTTTAGAACTTGACAGGCAGGAGGAGTAGCAGGAAAGGAACGTAAATAAATTATACCTCATTTTTTTATTTTGTCAATCATTAAAATTTCCTAAAATAAAATTTAACCATTCTTTTACCAAAACTAAAAAACCATAACAGACCAAAAAAAACAAAAGTAAAAACCGAAGCATAGATAATAATATCACCATATTTAGAAAGCATAAAATCACTGAAAAAATTTAATTGAGTTGAACTTAAATTATTCATCTTAAAATTTTAAATATAAAATAAGTTAGACCACTAAAAATAAAAAAAACGGCTATTTGATAAAAAAAATTTAAAGTTAAAGCGTCAAGCATTTTAAAATCTGATATATTTAAAAATAACAGACCCAATAAACATTATAAGACCAAAAATTAATAAAACAATTAATAAATAATTGGAGTTTATAAAATCAGAAGGTAAAGTTGTTGTTGCTTGAACAATTATTTGACCTTGATTTTGTTGAGTTTGCCGATAAGAACAAACCAAGTTAAAATTTTGAGTTGAGTTTAACCTAAAATAATTAACATCAGTTAAATTTATAAAATTAAAGTTTGTATTAGAAGGCAAAGTTGAAGGAGTTGAACTATTATTAACATAAACAGAAACATTAGCGCCACCTGACCTTAAAAAACAATCAAAAGTATTAGGAGTTGAAGTAGAAAAAATATAATTGTTAGTTGTTGAGTTAAAACTTGCCAT